CTTAAGAACGCAGGAGCTTATGCTAAGGCAAAGGCTGAGGTAACGTATCTTGAGGAGTTTCGTAAGAGCAAGAAGGCAATATTATTTGCTAGGGCAACAGGCAATACGATAGCGGATAGGGAGAATTATGCTTATGCTCATCCAGAATATCGTGAGGTACTTAAAGGGCTTCAGGAGGCTGTAGAGAGGGCTGAGGCGTTGAAATGGGAGCTGGTAGCTGCACAGGCAAGGATCGATGTGTGGAGGTCACAGGAAGCCTCTAATCGAGCTATAGACAGGAATACTCAGTGAAAGACCCATTCATCATTGATGAGCCAACAGTAGTTAGTTTCTCTGGTGGAAGGACGTCTGCTTATATGCTTTGGCGTGTATTGCAATCAAACAACGGATTGCCAGATGAGGCGATTGTATGTTTTGCCAATACGGGGAAAGAGGAAGAAGCGACTTTAGAGTTTGTTAGGGATTGCTCGATCAACTGGAATGTAAAGATTCATTGGGTCGAGTACAGAAGCAACGATCAAGGTTTTGAGGAAGTTACGTTTGAGACAGCCAGCAGGAACGGTGAGCCATTTGAGCAGTTAATTATAAAAAAGAAATATTTGCCTAATCCTGTAACTAGGTTTTGCACTATTGAAATGAAGATTAGGGCAATTCATAAGTTTCTTAAAAGCAAAGGCTGGAAACATAACGAGAATATGGATTGGGTAGGGATTAGGGCTGATGAGCCTAGACGGGTGGCAAAGATTGCTAGGGAAAGGTTGCCATTAGTAACGGCTGGCATTACGGCTAAGGATGTGGGTAAGTTTTGGTCTGAGCAGTCATTTGACCTAAAGTTGCCTAATATCAATGGAAAGACGCTTCATGGTAATTGTGATTTATGTTTTTTAAAGGGTGCTGGTCAGACGTTAAGCCTAATCGCAGAAAAACCTGAAAGGGCTATTTGGTGGGCTAGGATGGAAACTTTGGTTCAGACCAGTGATAAGACATTTGGCGCTGGAGATAGATTTAGGAAAGACCGTCCGAGTTACAAAGAAATGATGAATTACGCGCAACAACAGACGGACTTTTTTGGCATGGATGATGAGTCCATAGCTTGTTTTTGTGGTGACTAGGAGAATAATCATGGAATATAAAGAAACTGACGATTCAAATTTGGCTGAATGCGAATATTGCGGCTATGTTGAAGATTGGAACGAAATACCTACGGCTAATGATCCGTGGTGCTCTGACGGTACGGTAACTGTATGTCCTAAGTGCAATGAGGGTGAGTCATTCCGTGATTATCAACCGGAGAAAAAGAATGAAAGCTGACATAAGGGCGATTACCCAGATAGGCGAGAGTAAGCCAGAGACTGAAAACGACAAGCTACTGTTTACGTTAAGAATAAACAATGTTACTAGAAAGAATCGTATTGAAATAGTTGGTGAGTTAACGCATGAGGAGCAAGTAAAACTGTTTGATATGCTTGGGATTAAATGACCCTGTGGAGAAAACGTCAGATTGATTTACAGAAACAAAAAGCTATTAGAGATAGTGAGAGAGTTCCCATGCCAGCACTGCGGAAAGCAGGACGGAACGGTAGTAGCAGCACACTCGAACCAGTTGCGAGATGGGAAAGGAAAGGGTATAAAGGCTAGTGATTTTCGGATTGCTAGCCTTTGTTTTTTGTGTCATATGGAGCTAGATCAAGGCAAGAATCTGAGTAAGGCTGAACGGCTAGAAATGTGGGAAGAAGCGCATAGAAAGACGATAGGATTACTTTTTGATAATGGTCATTTGGAGGTTAAATCGTGAAGAAAACTAAAGCCGAAAAGAAGATTAGCAAGGTAATGACTGAGTTTAAGTCTGGCACATTGCATTCTGGCAAAGGCGGTAAGGTTGTTACTAATCCGAAACAAGGAATTGCAATTGCGCTTTCGGTTGCTGGTAAGTCAAAGATGAAAGCCAAGAAGAAATGAAAGTTTGTTTTAAATGCAAACAAGAAAAGTCTTATGAATTTTTCTTTAAGCATCATCAAACTTCAGATGGATTCCATAGTTGGTGCAAGTCATGTTGCACTGAAGGAAATAATAAATCTAGGGCTAAACAAAATTCTACAATTGAGGGTAGAGCAAAAATATTTTTACAAAATGCAAGAAAAAGTGCAGCAAAACGTAATCAAGAATTTTTATTATCTGTAGAAGATATTGTTAATTTTTGGAAACAGCAAGACGAAATTTGTGCATATAGTGGTAGAAAAATGACGCTTGATGCTGGCAAATTAGAAACTGTTTCTATTGAGCGGATTGATAGTTCTATTGGTTATACAAAAGACAACACAATTCTTGTTTGCCAAGCTATAAATAGAATGAAATCAGATTTTAAATATGATGATTTTTATGAATTGTGTAAGGATGTTGCTACATTTTTGGGTGATGAGAATTTAAGTTTATCTGTTGGGGCGTACAAATGAAAAAAAAGGGCGATCCGGGTTTATACGATGCAATTCACGCCAAGCGTAAGCGTATAGCTGAGGGTTCTGGCGAGAAAATGCGGAAGCCGGGGACTAAGGGTGCTCCGAGCAAGGCTGACTTTAAGCAAGCTGCCAAGACTGCCAAGCCGAGGAAGAAATGATTAAGCGAGGTAAAGAGGAGTTTGCTGGCTATAACAAGCCTAAGAAAACTCCGAGCCATCCGACTAAAAGCCATGCGGTATTGGCTAAGTCTGGCGATCAGGTAAAACTCATCAGATTCGGTCAGCAAGGCGTTTCTGGCTCTCCTGCTAGAGAAGGTGAGTCTGCGGCTGATAAAGCCCGTAGAGCCTCGTTTAAAGCCCGCCACGCGGCTAATATCTCAAAGGGTAAGATGAGTGCAGCCTATTGGGCAGATAAGGTTAAGTGGTGAGCCACCAGAGCCAGTTAGATTTTGTCAGATCATTAACTCACAGATTCCCTATTTACTTTGCAGGACAGAGGGTGCTGGAAGTAGGTAGTTTGGACATTAACGGCTCGATACGGCAGTTCTTTGATGGCTGTGAGTATATTGGCGTTGATCTAGGTGAAGGTAAGGGTGTTGATTTGGTGGCTAAGGGAGAGGAATTAGACTTTCCTGATGGTTACTTTAAGGTTGTGGCTAGTTGTGAGTGCTTTGAGCATAATCCTGAATGGGAAGCTACTTTCAGGAATATGATTAGGATGAGTAGTGGGCTAGTGTTTTTCTCTTGTGCAACTACTGGCAGGCCTGAGCATGGAACTAAACGGACTAGTCCTGATGATGCTCCTTTTTGTGGTGATTATTACCGCAACTTAACGGAGGAGGATTTTAGGGAGAAGTTTACGTTTGAGGAGTTTGAGAGTTACGGATTCTTAACGAATAGCAACCCGCAAGATTTGTATTTCTGGGGTATCAAGACGCATGAGCATTTGCTGGAGATGGTAGAACGCACCACTACCGGAGAAATACGGTGAATGCTCAGTCGTGTTGGTATTAGTGAACAGTCGGCAGTTGCATAGTGTAAACGGACAATGGGGAATAGCTAGTACCAACAGCTAACAGGAGGTTACTTGCAAGCAATCGTAATATGCACTGTAAACAGTCCGAGCATCCATGTATTAATGGAGTCAATAAATCAGTATGCACCAGATATACCGATATACCTTAGCGGTAATAACTTGGAACTCTGGGCAAGAGTCAGAGACAAGGGAAATGTCATCTTCAGACCCAATACTGCTACCAATTTCGGAGATGCATATAATTCAGCGATCGATTACACATTCCTACATGGGCATTACGATTCATTAATAGTATGTAACGATGATGTGGTATTTACTCCTACGACTTACGAACTGTTAAAGAAAGACTATGACTTTCTTACAAACGATAGAGAGTTCAAGGTAGGTTGGTTAGGATGTAGGTCGGATTATGTATTGCATGACCAGAATATTAGATTTCCGATAGAGGGTGATAGTGTTACAGCGTTGAAATATAGTAGTGAGGAAAAAATAAAAGAGGCAAAAGTAATAGCACCTATTTGCGCTGCTGTAACTAAAGATGCATGGAATGCGGCTAAATTTCCCTCTATAAATTGGTTTTCAGATAATATAATCTGTATGGACATGGCTAAGGCTGGATTTCAGCACTTTGTAAGTAGGGCATATGTGCATCATGCTGGTTCCCAGACTGTAGGAATGGACTACGAGAAATGTCTGGAGGAGCCTAAAGCGTGGTTACAGGCTAACAGACCGGATATGTACGAGGTTTTCTATGGCAGGGATTCTTGATTTTATAGATCAGAAGCTAGGGACTCGATTAGGGTTGCTAATGTCTGATCCGAGGGCTGCTATAGAGCAGATGAACCAACAGGCAGGGGCATACAATCAGGCTTCCTTGTTGGCTACTCAAGCAGAAAGAAACGCGCTCAGAGGGCTTCCAGTAACTCCAGAACAGGCCGCAGCAAAGCAGTATGTAGATAAGTCGCTAGAGGATGTAGCGATGGGATTTGCTGGCACTACAACGGGGAAAATAAGCCCCGAATATCTCGGAAAACATTTAGAATTTCATTTTTCAGTAGAGCCTAATTTATCCCCGAACAAATATTTTTCTGAACAAAAAAGAACAGTATCAAAAGCCGGAGAAAGAGGCGGAACTGGTGAAATATATACAACTAGGTCGCCTCAATTTTGGGATTCTCAATTTGCTTATGAAAAATCTGGGAAAATTCCAAAACATGTTTATTTGGTAGAAGTTAAAAATCCTACTCCATTTGATCCACTTGGAAGTATTGGGCATCAATCAATATCAAAACCAGAAGATGTAAAAGTTTTAACAAAATTAGGGGAATCAAAGAAAAATGAATTGTTTGATGCTGGTTTATTTGAATGGTTAGCAGAAAAATACTCAAAACAGCAATTTGGCGTAAAGCCAGATTGGTTTGCTGCAAATAAAAAATAAATAGATATTAAAAAATGAATGTAATAGAACTAAGCGCAGGCGTATATCCAGTTCCTGAGTGTATTTCTGAATGGTATAAATCATTACCAAAAAGAAAAGACGGGCAATTAGACAAGCGTAATCCAGAGTCTAAAGAGTTCAATGCTTATATTTCACAGATGGAACATTTAAGTATTCAAGCAATGCAGAATAACGTGCCATTTAGACTGATGAGTAAGTCTGAGTGGTGGATTTAGCAAGACACCGGAAGGTATTGCAATTATGGAAACAGATAAAGTAAAAGAAACTCCTAAAAACTGGAAAGTAGGTGATGGTACTGCTGGCCCCGGTAGACCTAAAGGAGTGCCTAATAAGTCAACGCAAATAGTGAGAGAGGCTATAGCTAATCTACTGGAGCGCAATGCTCCTAACATGGACTTATGGCTAAAGCAGGTAGCGGCTGATGACCCTTATAAGGCACTAGACCTGATGAACAAGTTATCTGAGTACCATATACCTAAGCTGGCAAGGACTGAGGTAACAGGTAAGGACGGAGAGCCTCAGCAGCATGTGGTCACATGGCAGAAATAGTAATTCCATACGCTCCCAGAGAGCTACAGAAGGAAATCCACACTGCTATCGATGCAAGCAGATTTACAGTCGTTGTCGCTCATCGGAGATTTGGCAAAACAGTCTCTGCAATCAATCATCTAATCAAGGCGGCGGTAACAAATACAAACCCAAACCCGCGTTATGCCTATATTGCTCCAACGTACGCTCAGGCTAAGAGGGTAGCTTGGGACTATCTCCAAGAGTTCACTAGGCCACTAAATGCTATCTACAACATTGCTGAGCTACGTGCTGATTTTTGGGGGCGCAGGATTAGTCTTTACGGGTCTGACAATCCTGATAGCTTGCGTGGTCAGTATTTCGATGGAGTCGTTATCGACGAGGTTGGGGATCAGAACCCTAAGATTTGGAACGAGATCATCCGTCCTGCTCTTGCTGATAGGCTCGGCTGGGCTTTGTTTATTGGTACTCCAAAAGGTCGCAATCATTTCAGTGAGTTAAGAGACAGGGCTGAGAAGGAAGAAGGCTGGAAGCTACTAGAGTTCAGAGCCAGCCAGACAGGAATTATCCCAGAGAAAGAACTAAATGCAGCCCGTAGAGAGATGGGTGAGGACAAGTACGCTCAGGAGTTTGAGTGCTCGTTTAATGCAGCGGTGGAAGGGGCTTACTATGGGTCGCTTATCAATGATCTTGAGGCGAAGAGTCGCATCACCACTATTGACCGGGATGATCTTTGCAGGTCTTTTGTCGCTTGGGATTTGGGTATTAGTGATTCGACAAGTCTTTGGGTGGCTCAGTTGGCTGGCAAGGAAGTGCGGCTTATTGACTATCACGAAGCCCACGGAGTCGGTCTGGACTACTATGTACGATGGTTGCGCGAGAACAAGTACGAAGGGTTTGAGCAGTTCCTCCCGCACGACGTTGAAGTCCGGGAACTAGGTACAGGAAAGAGCCGTAAAGAGGTTTTACAGGAAGCTGGACTAGATATTAGGGTAGCGCCTAGATTGTCGATTGCAGACGGTATTCAGGCGGCTAGAAGGCTATTGCCGAGATGCTGGTTCGATAAGGACAAAACAAAGGCAGGGCTAGACGCGCTAAGAAACTATCGCCGTGAATTCAATGAGCGCCAGAATGTTTACTACGATAAACCATTGCATTCATGGGCATCTCATGGAGCAGACGCATTCCGTTACCTAGCGATAACACTTGACGAAGGCGTAGATTCATGGTCAACACCATTGCCAAAAAACGTAAGTTGGGTTGTATAATGAGCAAAATTATCCAAAGGGGCAGTTATGCTCGATTCAGGCACAGTCAAGAGTATTCTTGAGAATGAAATAGACAACGCTATCGGGTATCTCGACACAGAGACAACAGAAGCCCGTAGCAAGGCATTGCAGTATTACTTGCGTGATCCTTATGGCAATGAGCAAGAGGGTCGCAGTCAAATAGTCACCGGAGAAGTAGCAGAGGCTATCGATGGTGCACTTCCTCAGTTAATCCGCGTATTCACCACCACTGAAGATATTGTCTACTTTGAGCCTAAGAGTCCGGGCGATGAGGAAACGGCTAAACAGGCTACAGACTACTGTAATTGGGTGTTCTATCGTGAGAACGACGGTCTATTGATCCTGCATAACTGGTTCAAGGATGCTTTGCTTCAGAAGGTCGGCGTTGTTAAGGCTTACTGGGACGAGCAAGAATCTGTTATCAAAGAGGAATACAGCAATCTCACTGAAGATGAACTGGCAATGCTTTTAGCTGATGGCTCTATGGAAGTCATTAAGCAGGAAGTAGAGTTCGAGGACGGTGGGTTTGACATGATGGGCAATCCTATCCAGATTCCCAAGTATGAAATCTATGTCAAGCGTAAGAAGGAATATGGCTGCGTAAAGATTGATAACGTGCCACCCGAAGAGTTCCTGATCTCCAAGAGTGCTCGGACTGTCAGCGATGCTAATTTCGTAGCTCACCGTAAGCTAATGACTCGTTCTGAGTTGATAGCTATGGGCTATGACAAAGAGATTATCGATACATTGCCGACTTATAACGATCTTGAGTTCTCTGATGAGAGAGTGGCTCGTTATCCGAATGGTGAGCAGCCTGACCAGAACAATAGTCTGGACTTCTCAATGCAAACGGTTGAGGTCTATGAGTGTTATATCAAGATTGACGAGGATGAGGACGGTATTGCTGAACTTCGTAGGATTGTCTATTGCGGCTCTGAGATTCTAGATGACGAAGAATGTGACCATGTTCCGTTCCACACTATTTGTCCGATTCCTATCCCTCACAAGTTCTTTGGTCAGTCATTGGCTGATCGTGCAATGGATATTCAGCTTATAAAGTCTACGGTAACCCGTCAGATGCTGGATAACTTGTATCTCACGAACAACGCTAGGGTTGGTGCTGTAGATGGTCAGGTGAATCTCGATGACTTGCTGAACGCTACTCCGGGCGGTGTTATTCGGATGAAGTCGGCTAATGCTATCCAGCCTATCGAGGTTCCTGCTGTAACGGCTCAGGCATTCCCAATGCTGGAGTACATGGATCAGGTACAGGCTAAGCGCACTGGTGTTTCAGACTCGCAACAAGGTCTTGATCCTGATGTTCTGAACAATGTCTCGGCTACTGCTGTGGCTGCGATGATGAAGTCTAACTCTGGCAAGCTGGAGTTGATAGCTAGGGTGTTTGCTGAGACAGGTGTAAAGAGTCTGTTTAAGGGCATCTTGCATCTGATGACTAAGTATCAGAACAAGCCCAAGATTGTCCGTATGCGTGGGAAGTATGCAGAGTTTGACCCTCGCACATGGGCTAATGAATACGATGTGTCTGTGAATGTTGGTCTTGGCTCAGGGGATCGTGAGCAGAAGCTGGCTATGTTGCAGATGATTCTATCTAAGCAAGAGCAGATTATTCAGCAGTATGGCCCTGCAAATCCTTTGGTTTCAGTTGGTCAATACCGTAATACATTGGCTAAGTTCATTGAGGCGGCAGGATTTAAGGATTCCACCGAGTTCATGAATGAAATTACACCAGAAGTTGATGCTGCGTTATCTCAGCCACAGCCACCGGCTCCCGATGCACAAGCCGAAGTCGCGCAGATGTTGGCTCAGGTTGAACGTGAAAAGACTCAGGCTAAGGCACAAATTGATGCGGCAAAACTTGATCTTGAGAGGCAGACGCTTGAAGCGGAATACACTCGCAAGGGCATAGAGATGCAGATGAAGAACCAGCGAGATGCGGCTGAACTACGGATTAAAGAGGCTGAACTTGCTGTTAAACAACTGCAAGCTATGTTGGCTATGGATTTGGCTGATGAGAGCGCAAAGAACAATCAGGTTGAATTGACTCTGAAGGCTCTGAAAGAGTTGGGCAATCTGACTAAGACAGGAACAATGATTCAATAATGGGATTACTTGATTTTATTAGCGGATTGCAGTCTTATGGGGCTAGATATGCTGAAAGCCCTAGTGAGCCTCTATCGATGAAGGGCAAAGGTTATTTTGGTCTTTTGCCTAGTTCTGAGGGCTTCTCGACTGAAATATCTGCTACTGACGATCAAGGTGTAAGTTTCCCGCTATTGGTTCCTACGTTGTCTAAGCAAGAGATACAGTATTTGCTGCAAGGAAACGATCCTACAGAGGATATTTATAACAAGGCTGCAATGTGGGCTGAATACCGTAGAAAGATGGGTTTAGACCAGTTTGCAACTCCTACTGAATTGCGTGTTCCTATGGGGCTGCTAGGTAATGAATAAATCTCAATGGGCAATTAACCTTTTGAAAGACGATTACTTTATCGAAATGATGAAGGAATTGCGCGACATGGAGATTAACAAGTTTGCAATGTCTGATTATGGTCAGATAGAGCAGCGTGAAGAGGCTTATATGCGGTTGAGGTGCTTTGAGTTGGTGGAAAATCATCTTGAGAGCATGGCTGCGGATAAGAAGATTCAGGAGAAAAAGTTAAAGATTTTGTAGTGCGAGTCGGGCGCTTCCCGATATAATTAAGGAAACTAAATGAGCGATACTCAAGACATGACCCCGGAAGGGAATGCAGAGTTGACGGTGGATGGTGCAGCTAACGCTATCTTGGGCTTAATGGGTGGTGACGAAGGCTCCGACGGACAACCTGAACCCCAACTAGAAGCCAACGATAGCGAGGCCGAATCAGACGAGTATGAGTCTGAGGTAGAACAAGAGGAAGCTGAAGAGCAAGAGGAACCTCAAAAATTCCGTGTCAAAGCCGCTGGCGAAGAACGGGAGGTAACCCTCGATGAGCTTATCAAGTCTTATCAACTTGGCACTGATTACACCAAGAAATCGCAAGCTGTAGCTGAAGAACGTAAGGCGGTTGAGGCCGAGCGCCAAGCGGTTCAAGAGGCTAAGGCATTGCGCGATCAATACGCGCAGCGGCTAGAGATGTTGGAAACAATGTTGCAGCCGCAAGAGACTGAGAATTTAGATTACCTGAAAGAGACTGATCCTATTGGCTATGCGGTAAAGGTAGCTGAGATGGCTCAGAGGGAGAAGCAACTAGCCCAAGTACAAGCGGAGCGTCATCGTATTGCTCAACAACAAGAGCAAGATCGTCAGATGCAGATGCAGAGCTTGGTTCGGGAGGAGATGCAGAAATTAACTGTGGCTATTCCTGAGTTTGCTGATCCTGCTAAAGGCGAGACTATCAGGAATGATATTCGTGCTTTCGGTAAACAACTAGGATTCTCGGATCAGGAGTTAGCGGCTGTTTATGACAGTCGTGCGGTTCTAACGCTGTATAAGGCGATGCAATACGATAAGCTAATGGCAAGTAAACCTGAGGTAACCAAGAAGGTTTCTCAAGCGCCGAAAGCGATTAAGCCCGGAGTTGCACAGTCTAGGGATACAAACGTTGAAGAACTGAAGAAACTTAAAGCGCGAGCTAAGCAGTCTGGAAGGGTTGCTGATGCCGCAAGTGTATTTGAACGATTTATTTGAGGTGAATCATGGCTATTTATAACGCACATACCGCTATTGGTCAGCGCGAAGATTTGATCGATGTTATCTACAACATTTCGCCTACCGAGACTCCTTTCATGTCCTCGATTGGCAAGACCAAAGCTACCGCTGTTTATCATGAGTGGCAGACTGACTCGCTGGACGCTGCAACGACTGCTAACGCTGCTGTTGAAGGTGCAGACGCTTCTGACGCTACTCTGGCTCCTACCGTTCGTCTTGGTAACTACACTCAGATTTTGCAAAAAACCATCAAGGTTTCGGGCACTCTGGACACGGTGAACAAGGCTGGTCGTAAGTCTGAGAAGGCTTATCAGCTTGCTAAGGCTTCACAAGAGATCAAGCGTGATCTGGAAACGATTATGCTGTCGAATCAGGGTCGTGACGCAGGTTCGTCGAACTCGACTCCTCGTAAGATGGCTTCTCTGCTGTCATGGATCAAGACCAATACCGACTTTGGTTCGGGCGGTGCTGATCCTACGACTATCGGTGTTTCGACTCGTTCGGATGGTACGACTCGTACTTTCACCGAAACCCTACTGAAAACCGTTGTTGCAGAAGTGTTCAACTCGGGTGGTATGCCTAGCGTTCTGATGGTTGGCGCTTTGGGCAAGCAGAAAGTCTCGTCGTTCGCTGGTATTGCTGGTCAGCGTTTCAATGTGAATGGCAATAAGCCCGGTACGATTATCGGTGCTGCTGACATTTATGTGTCTGACTTCGGCAATATGTCGGTTGTTCCTAACCGTTTCATGCGTAGCCGTGATGCTCTGATCCTTGATCCTGAGTATGCAGCAGTGGCTTATCTGCGTCCGTTCCAGACTAACGAACTGGCTAAGGCTGGCGACAGCGACAAGACTCAGATTCTGGTCGAGTGCACTCTTGAGGTTAAGAACGAGGCTGCTCATGGCATCGTTGCTGACCTGAATATGGCTCTGTAAAGCTCCTTCGCTGAAGAGCGATTTCCCTCGGGGCTTCGGCTCCGGGGGTTTTTTAGAAAGGACTCCTTAGTGAACTTTCGCGCTTCAACGGTACACGCAGATGGTGATGGCGGTATCGTAATTGAAACAAAGCAAGACGTAACCGATATTCTTGAAAGGAATAAAGTTCTCCTAGAGATAGATAAAGCCAGACAGAAACCACCTGATGACTTGCACTTAGTGGCATCTATACCGTTTACGGTGATAGACGATCTAAACAAGCTAGGGATTATGAGAGGGTTTACGGTCTTAGACCAAAAAGCCTTGAATAATTGGCTGAATAAGCCTGAAAACCAAGTCTGGAAAACATATCGCGGGAAACTCTAATGTCTACTAAAAAGAATAAAGTTGCGAAGGAAAAAGGTGTCACAGTTGGAGTATGTGTTCCAGCGCGTGATGAGGTACATACAGGATTTGCGTTCGACTTTGCCAAGATGGTCGGACATGATGTGAAGTTTCGGTGTAGTAACTCTGAGAATGGGTTGAAACTTTACACGATGGCAGGAACTCTGATCTTTGACCAGAGAGAAGGATTAGTAAAGGCTGCGTTATCAGAAGGTTGTGATGCAGTCTTGTTTATTGACTCAGATATGCGGTTCCCTAGCGATATCATTAGCATCATGCTAAGTCGCAATGTTCCGATATTAGGGGTCAATGCAGTAACGCGGAGGAAGCCTGTTCTTAGTACGGCTCTGAATTTAGAGTTGACTAAGGATGATGAGTCTGGGGAGATTAAAAAGACTCGTTGGTTAAAGGTAGATTCGCGTGGAAAAGAAGGAATTGAGCAGGTTACTGCTGTTGGTTTTGGGGTAACCTTGATTCGTAGAGAAGTCTTTGAGAAGTTAGGAACTCCGTGGTTTGATGCTCAGTGGTCACCGAGGGGAATCATAGGCGAGGACGTATATTTCTGTCTGAAGGCCTTAGATGAGGGAATCCCGACGTATGTTGACCATGATCTATCAAAGTACATTGGACACATAGGTACGCATGAGTATCGATGGGAAGATGTAGGGGTTACAGC